ACATAATATCTGGCGCCGGAAGCGCACACGCACCGCCGGCTTCTTCTTCCAGCGTGATCGACCGTCGTCCCCGATTTTTTTCATGGGCCGCCCTCTAAACGGCTTGGGATCCAGTGAAGCGGGGTGTTAGAGGCACCCCGCAAGCACCGGAAGCTTGAGCCGGATGATCAGTCCAGCCGACGCCATGATAGTCGAGCGACCACCCCGCGCGCAACTGAGCTACGCGCAGAGCCTGGCCGCGAGACGATCGTGAAGGAGCGACACCACACGGAAGCGATCGTGGGGTTCGAGCCCCCGGAGCTCGCGCTCGAGGACCTCCGCGATCCGCGCCGCGACCACGCGCACGTCGGGCACGATCTGGAGCACCGCAGCAGAGCGCGCCTCTTTCAAAGCACGCACAGCGACGGGCCGCAGATCGGACGCCCACTGCCAGGACTCGCAGATCGAGCGCGCGAGCTCGCGCCATTCGCCGGCAGCCGCGTCCCAGCGCCAGAGAATATAAACGCTGTCGCGCCGATGGCGACCAGGTGCGGGAAGCGTGGCGTATTCGAGGACGACTGGCGTCTCCGGATATTCGGGCCCGGGCCGCAGCGCAGCGAGCGAGACGAGAGAGCCAGCCCGAAAGTACCGACCCTCGAAGCCGAACGCGTGCGTCGCATCCGGATCGACAGATGACAGCAGTTTTACAAAGCAGTCGCGACAGCCGCGCGGCGACGAGCGCGGCAGCCGGATGCCCGCCCGAAGAACGATTTCCTGAACCTGCGTCATATAGCGCCGAAACCACGAGGATTTCCGCGTGAAAAGATTGTGAATTTCAGCGAGATTTCGCACAATAGACGCTAATACTAGTACGTTCGGGCTCCGAACGGTCCCTCGGAGGCTCCGCATGGAACGCCCCTTCATCGCCTGGAAAAGGCCACCAACAGCAGGGCCACCGAAGCCTCGCGTCCAGTGGCGCTACAACCGTTCGATGGACTCCTGGCTCGTCATGGCCCACGGTGTGGTGCTCGAGGCATTCCCCGACGAGAGACTCGCCGAAGATCGCTGGGAACTCCACATTCTGGAGAAGCTACGAGCTCGACTGAAGTGACGACGACTATATCCAGCAATCCATGTCACGGACTCCCGTCTCCATCGACGAAGGCGGCCGCCGCGCCCGGGTTCTAGCGCGACGCGATCGACTCGTCGAAGCCCACCTTGAAATCGTGCCGCCGATAGCGAGACGGATCCACAACTCGCTGCCGCCGTCATTCGACCTCGAAGACCTCATCGCAACCGGCAACGTGGCCCTGCTGCACGCCGCGACGCGGTACCGACCGAAGGAGCACAACGGAACGCCGTTCTCCGCGTACGCGCGACCGTGCATCCGCGGCGCGATCCTCGACTCCGTGCGCCGGCGACACTTCACCGCGAACACCATGCCGTCGATCGACGACCCACATGGAGACGGCCGCCCGATTTCGATGCGCCTCGCAGCGGCGCCGCAGGACGACCTGTCGCACGAGCTGATGCTCCAGCGCCTCGAGGGCGCCGTCGCGCGCCTCACACGCCAGCAGCAAGCCGTCCTCGAACAGTATTACGCCGAAGACGGCGATCGCCTGAAGCGAGCGTACTGGCGCCGGCGCCGGCAGATCGCGGAAATACACGAGAACATCATCACACTGCTGCGAAGGGAGCTCGCGTCGTGAACCTGATCCGCACAGCCGGCATGGACCTGGCCGCCCACGCAAACCTCTTCGAGTGCGTCTCGCTCGCGCTGGACCTGAGCGAGATCCGCGACACCGAGATCGAGGTCCTGCGCGAGGGAGTGAAGATCGCCGGCTTTCGAAACGGACACCGCGTCTTCCCGCCCTCGAGCTCGCGGCCGCGTCCGGACACCCTCGACCTCGGAGCGCTGCAAGCCGGCGCCGTCGAGCGCGCGCTGCGTCAGACGAACGGCAACGTCGCAGAGGCCGCGAAGCTACTCGGCAAGGGCAGGACGACGTTGTACCGCTGGATGCAGGAGCATCGGATCGCAGTCCCGCTGGCGTCCGCAGCGTAGCCGTCAAATATATTTGACGACTAAGAGGGCGCATGGCCTCGAAGAAAACTGCGCCCCTGCCAGCCCTCCCCGCGATCGCGGACGAGCTCGGCCAGATCGAAAAGGAATACGCGATCGCGATCGCCCCACTCAAACAGAAGCTCGAGCGCGCGAAGGTGCTCGAGAAAACACTGCGCGAGCTATGCCCCGCGAAGCCGGACGAGGAGTGGAACGTCATCGGCCAGCGCTTCACCGTCCGACTCGGACCGTGCGCGAAGGAGAAGTCGATCGACTACAAGAAACTCCTGACGCTGATCCCCCTTAAAGCCTTCGTGAAATTCGCAACATGCACGCTGAGCGCGCTCGCCAAAAACGTCGCGGACGACGTCTTCAACTCCGTGGTTTCCGAAGCACCTACCGGCTCGCGCCGGATCACCACGCAAGAGAAGGGCGCCGCTACGGCGTAATCGTTGACGACTTCGACTTTGAGGAGACAGCTGATTATTTCGCGGAGCTGAACTGATGCATGGGCATGGCGAGGAAAACCTCGACACCGGATCGCGGCTCGCGCGACTGGAGACACAGATGAGCGCAATCGTTGGAAACGGACAACCTGGCCAGCTGCACGAGCTGCGGAAACTAGTGATCTGGAGCGTCATTCTGAGCGCCCTGGCGCTGGGATCCCGCGCACTCGACATCGCCAGCGCCATGCTCAAGCACTGACGAGTGGCGACTACTAAACGCGTGGCGAGGACCGTCCATCCCAAGACATCACCGGTTCGCGCAGCGCGCCGCGGCACAAAGCCCTCGCCGGAATCCATTTCTCCTTTCCCGGATCCGGCGAGAGCCCACGCGGCCCCGGAGCACCCATGATCCTGACGCCCCCCGCGATCTACCAGTTCGCGCGCCAGGCTGGCTTTCCGCCCGTCGTCGCCGTCACGATGACAGCGATCGCGCTGCGCGAGAGCGCCGGCAACCCGGACGCGTACAACGGGAACATCGAGACGGGTGATAATTCGTTCGGCCTCTGGCAGATCAACCTGAAAGATCCCAGCGTCCGATCGCTGATCAACGCGAAGCTCCTCGCGCCGGCAAACGCGTCGCCTTCAGCCCTCTTCGACCCGCTGACGAACGCGCGCGCCGCGTTTCTGCTGTGGGGCGGGAACAACAAAAACCTCTCGATCGCCTGGTATATCGATCGCGGTGGCGACTACCAGATGCGATACGAAAGTCACCTACCGGCCGCGCAGGCCGCAGCGCTCGCGTCGCCCGGGTAGGCAGGGAGAGGAGAGTCTTACAGTGGTTTCCGAATTTCAACCGATGTCGCTCCATGGCGACCATCTCGTCCAGCACATCAGCAAGGCCCAGCTCCGCAGCCAGAACACGCTCCACGTCGTCGGGGTGTGCAGCAACCCGGTCCGCTATCAGTCGCGCTACCGGCTCGCGCGCGAGTGGATCGGCCACATGGCCAGGACAGACTGCGTCGACCTGACTGTCGTCGAGGCAACGTTCGGCGATCGGCAGAACGAACTCGAAGAAGCGTCGCAGCACGCGGGCGCGAACTATTACCCGGTCCGCGTGGGCAGCGAAAGCTGGATCAAAGAGCCCCTCATCAACCTCGGGATCCGCCACGCGATCGCGCGCGACCGCTACGCCAAATATTTCGCCTGGATCGACATGGACGTCTTCTTCAGAGACGGCAACTGGGCGCAGGAGACGCTCCACCAGCTCCAGCACTTTCACGTCGTCCAGCCCTGGCAGGACTGCGCCGACTTGAGGCCGAGCGGCGGAATCTACCAGCACTTTAAATCGTTCGGCTACCAGCACCAGCGCCGCGTGCCGAAACAGATGTGGCCCGCGCAGCCCTACGAGTACGCCCACAGCGGGTTCGCGTGGGCCTGCACACGCCTGTTTTTCGAGAACGTCCGCGGCCTGATGGATTTCGCGCCACTGGGATCCGCCGACCATCACATGGCCTTCGCTTGCATCGGCGAAGTCGACGACACGATCCACGGAAAAATGTCGCCGTCGTTCTTCCGCCTCTGCCGCGAGTGGCAGGCCGCCGCGATGCGCGTGACGAAGGGCGAGGTCGGATTCGTGAACGGCCGGATTGAACACTACTTCCACGGACCGAAAGCCCGCCGCTACTATCGCGAGCGCTGGCAGATCCTGGTCGACCATGGCTTTGATCCGGACACGGATCTCGCGTACGACGAGCAGGGGATCCGCGTGATCGCGCAGTCCAAGCCCGCCCTCGAGCAAGCGATCGGACTCTATAACCGATCGCGCGTCGAGGACTCGATCGAGGAAAACTAATGAACCGCATGCTGCGCGACGTGAAGCTGCTGCGCGCGGTCAACCGTTTCGATTCCGAACTGACCCAAGGAGGCACCATCAACATGACCAAATTCATCCCGTCCGTCGTGACGCTCGTCCTAACCGCCGCGTCGCTGTTCTCGACCGAGATCCAGACCTTTGTGGCCGGACACGCGACGATCGCGACCGTGATCGCCGGCGTCTACGCCCTGATCAAGGGCCTGCTGCCGTCGCCGCTGCAGACCAGCTCGGCCGTCGCGACAAAGTAGAATCGTTATTTCCTCATCACCACAGCGCAGCAGCAGGGGCGTCGCACCGCGGTCAGTGAATCGGGCAACCGACGACACTAGGCGGGATGCCCCACCTACCCCACATGCCACGTAAGCAGGCTCACGCGAACGCAGACGCGTTTCTCGCGGCCTACCGGCTGACGGGCTCAGTGACGGAGGCCGCCGCGGCCGCCGGCGTCGATCGCCGGCTGCACTATCGCTGGCTGAAGGCCTCGCCCGTCTACAAACAGAGATTCGACCAGGCGAAGGTCGAGGCCGCAGACCGCCTCGAGGACATCGCAATTTCGCGCGTTCGTGACGGAGTACTCGAAGACGTGTACTACCAGGGCGACGTCGTCGGCGAGCGCCGCGTCTACGACAGCGGGCTGCTGCAGTTCTTGCTCCGAGGCCTCAAACCGGAGCGCTACGGACGGAAAGTGGAGCTCACCGGGCCCGAAGGTGGACCGGTCCAGGTCTCGATCGCGGAGACGATCCGCCAGCGCCGAGCTGAGCGACTTGCGAAACTTGACCCAAAGGAGAATCATGTTCCAGACGCAAATGAAGGATGACCTCGACGGCACCAGCTACCCGCCGATCAAGCACGACACGGAAGACCAGGCGCGCGCGTACGCCGCGCAGCGCACCTCCGAGAAGCAGTGCGAGATCACCATCCAGGGCCCGCGCAACTTTCACGTCGTGTATCGCGACGGAGTCGACGCAGCCCACCCTGTCGAAGCCGGCGCGCCCGTCCTCGCGTAGCTCGATCACGTAACGATCACATAAGCCCGCGGGCGGCGACTCAGCCACTAGAGCATGATCACCGCCCGCGTCAGCCCCCATCTGCGCTTCGTCGCCTGCACCCAGGACGACGTCCAGCTCGCCAAAGAAATGGCCGAGTACTACGCGGATCCGCTGGGCTTCGTTCTCGATTGCTTTCCTTGGGGCGAGGGCGCCCTCGAGGGCGAGTCCGGACCCGACAGCCATCAAACCGAATTCCTGGAGTCGCTCGCGCGCGAAGTCCGGAAGCGCAACTTCGACGGCCGCAATCCCGTCATGCCGATTCTGATGAGCGAGTCGAGCGGCCACGGCACCGGCAAGAGCGCCATGGGCGCCTGGATAGCCTGGTGGATCCTTTCGACCAGGCCGCGATCGATCGGCACCGTCACAGCCGGCACGTACACGCAGCTCGAGTCCCGAACCTGGGCCGCCATCCAATGGTGGGGACGACTCTGCGTCACGTCCCACTGGTTCGACATCCAGCAGCATGGGATTTACTCGAAAGAGGACCCCGAAAACTGGAAGCTGGTCGCGCAGTCCTGCAAAGAAGAAAACGCGCAGTCGTTCGCCGGCCAGCACGCGAGGACCTCGACCAGCTGGTATTTGTTCGACGAAGCGTCCGAGGTCCCGAACAAGGTCTACGAGACGGCGTACGGCGGCCTCACGGACGGCGAGCCCATGATGTTCGCCTGGGGCCAGTGCGTCCGCAACACGGGCGAGTTTTACGAGATCACCCACGGAGCGAAAGCCACCAGGTGGAACACGCGCCGCGTCGACAGCCGGACCTCGAAGTTCACCAACAAAGCGCTCATCGCCGAATGGCAGAACGACTATGGCGAGGAATCCGACTACTTCAAGGTGCGCGTTCTCGGCATGCCACCGTCAGCCAGCGAGCTCCAATACATCGACCGCAAACGCGTCGACGCCGCGCGCCAGCGGGTCCTCACCGACTCCCTACTCGACCCCCTGATCGCCGGCTTCGACGTTTCTGGCGGCGGCCGCGCGTGGAATGTAATCCGTTTCCGCCGAGGCCTCAACATGGCCACCCGCGACCCGATCCGGATCCCTGGTGAGAAGGATCCCGATCGCACGCAGCGCGTGGCGATTTGCGCCGAGCTGCTCAGAGATCAGCGACCCGAGACGCGCATCACTGCCATGTTCGTCGATACCGCGTTCGGCGCGCCCATCGTGGCCACGCTGCGCTCAATGGGCTTCTTCAACGTCTACGAAGTCGGGTTTGGAAGCGAGTCGCCGGATCCGCTCCACTTCGCGAATCTGCGCGCCTACATGTACTCGCAGCTGAAAGACGCTTTGTTGCTCGGCGCGATCCCCGACGACGAGAACCTCGCCCAGCAGCTGTGCCTGCCCGGCTATCACATCAAGCCCGGTGGCTCGAAGCTGGTGATCGAATCGAAGAAAAGCATCCAGGAGCGCGGCGAGCGATCGCCAGACGACGCCGACGCCCTCGCCCTCACGTTTGCCATGCCCGTCGCGCCCCGTTTCCAATACCACGACGACGACGACCGGAACAATGGCGAGTTTGGCTGGATGCGGTGAGTGCCTACTAAGCAGACGTGGGTGGATTCCTCGATTTCGTCTTCGGCAAGGGTGCCTTGAAAAAGGCCGCAGGCACGCAGACTTCTAAAACGCCGGCGGCGCCGGCACAGCCGGCAGGACTGGACATCGCCGGCGACGCGCAGCGAATGGCAGACCGCGCGCGCGGGAACGATGGCGGAATCGGAACCCGCGGATCCACCCAGCCGACGCAGCCGAACGACGCCGGCATCAAAGCCCGCGCGAAATCGCTACCCAAGCAACCGACGCAGCCGAACGACGTCGGACTGAAGGGCGGCAGCCAGGACGACGACGACTGATGCCACTCACGCCAGCACTACCTCGATCCTTTCACCCGAACGATATCGGGCTCCGCACGAGAGTCGCGGCGGCGCCGGCAATGCCGACCCAGCCGAACGACGTCGGCCTGGCGAAGATCCCGAAGATCGGAGCACGCGGGAACGGACTGACGCGGACCGAGCTGCACAGCCAGCGCGGAATGCGAGGGAGAATGCCGCGCGCGTGAAGACGCCCTGCCAAATCCTCGGGTGCCACTGGGTCACGATCGCGCTACGAAACGACGGCCTGCTCGCGCAGCAATGCTCGCGCTGCACCAAGGGCCGAATCATCGACCCGCAAAAACGAGGATCTCGCTTAAGAGACAAGGAGAGCGCCACATGCCAACCATCGGAAGCATCGCCGGCAGCGTAGGAAAATTGAACGCGTCGAAACGCGCGAAGCTGCCCAAGTCAACCTTCGGGCTCCCGGGTGAACGCAAGTACCCGATGCCGGACAAGAGCCACGCCGCGAACGCGAAAGCGCGCGCGACGCAGCAAGTGAAGAAGGGCAACCTCTCGCCGGCGAGCGCAGCGAAGATCCGCGCGAAAGCCGACCGGATCCTCGGAAAGAAAAAACGCGAAACCTACAGCCAGGTGAAGAAGAAGGTCGCGTCCGGAAAGATCTGATGCAGCACTCCTGTCGCCCAGGGACGTCCGAGCTCAACCGGCTGCGCGCGCGACTGCGCCGCATCAACCAGCTCCTCGCGTGCCTGATCGAGCACCAGCGACGAAAGCAAAGAGCCTGATGGAACCCGAACAGAAGCCGAACCTGCCCGTCTGCCCGCACTGCGGATCCGACCCGGTCCGATTTTCGCAAGCGATGGTGAAGATGAACGACGCCATCACCTCGAGCGTTATCTATTGCGCGAACCCCGCCTGCCGCAAACTCCTCGCGATGCAGATCGTGGGAATCGACGCGCCGATGGTCGCGCCGGCGAGCTCCCTGGCGCAGGCCTCGCTGGCCTCGCGCATCGCAACCGGAAGGTAAACCTCGGTGGCCTACGACGTCGAGAAGCTGATCGCGACCGCACGCAAACGCCTGGAGTCCGCGCGCGCGGCCGAGCAGGAGATCCGACGCGAAGCGACCATCGACAAGAACTTTCTCATCGGTAAGCAGTGGGACGAGAAGGTCAGAAAAGAGCGCATCAGCGGCGGCAAAGCCGCCCTGACCATCAACCGCCTGGCGTCGTATCGCAACCAGGTGGTAAACGACATCCGGCAGAACAATCCGCAAGCCCGGGTGTCGCCGCGGCGCAACGGAACCGTCGAAACCGCCAAGGTCAAGGAAGGCCTCATCCGCGCGATCCAGTACGACTCCGACGCGTCGATCGCCTACCAGGAAGCTTCGAAATACGCCGTCGGCTCGAGCTACGGCGTTTATCAGCTCAGCGCCGTCCTGGTCGACGAGGAGACGGGCGAGCACGAGGTCCGGATCGATCCGATTTTCGACCCGGACAGCGTTTACTTCGACCCGCACGCGATGAAGCCCGACCGCGAAGACGCGCGCTGGGCGATCAAGCTCGTGCCGATGAGTCGCATCGATTTCGCCGACGCCTGGCCCGACGCAAAAGCCACCGCGTCCGATTTCGCGGACGGACCGCAGGAGTGGATGGATCCCTTTGGAGACGGAGATCACATCCTCGTTGCTGAATACTACTGCATAGAAAAAGCCGGCAGCTCCGACGTCGCGCTGGGCGCCGAGGACGATCCCGACCGCCCGAAGCGCAAGCGCAAGACGAAAGGCAAGGAGCTCGTCAAGCACATCATCACCGGCGACGAGGAGCTCGAACCGCCCACCCTGCTGCCAGGAACGCGCGTGCCGCTGTTCCCCGTCTTCGGAGACGAGATGTGGGTCGAGGGCAAACGCTACATCGGCAGCCTGATCCGCGACGCCCGCGACGTGAACGTGCTTTACAACTGGGAAGCCACCCAGGAGGCCGAGCGCCTCGCCATGGACAGCAAAAACCCGTTCATGGTCACGCCGCAGATGATTGGACCGCACGAGAAGCTGTGGCGGGAAATGAACACGAACAATCGCAATTACGTGTTGTTCGAGCCGGACCCCCGCGTCAACGGCGGCGCGCCGATCCGCATCTGGGGCGAGCCACCGATCGCAGCCATCAGCCAGGCGAAGGCGCAGACCGCAGCCGAGCTGCGCGACGTGATCGGGCTCCAGGATCCGTCGATCGGGAAACAGCAGTATGCCGGCCAGTCCGGCCGCGCGATCGAGCAGCTCCGCAGCCAGGGAAGCCTCGCGACCTTCCACTATTCGGACAACCTGCGACGCTCGATCCAGGCGATGTGCCGCGTCTTGCTCGAGTGGATCGATTGGTATTACGACACCGAGCGCGAGATCGTCATTCTCGGCGAGGACATGACCGAGTCGATCGTCCGGGTAAACACCGAGCAGCCCGTCGTCGACCCGAAGACCGGCGAGACGTACCATCACAAGTTCGGCGAAGGCAGCTATGCCGTCGTTTGCGATATCGGACCCTCGCACAAGACCGAGCGCGAGGAGGCCGAGGCCTTCTGGGAGACGACGATCAGCTCGTGGCCCGAAGGAATGGCCGTCTTTGGAGACCAGTACTTCGCGAACAAGGACGTCGCCGGCGCCGACATCGCAGCCGAGCGCATGAAGCGCTGGATCGGGATGCAGTCGCCCGGCCTGCTCGACGACGGCAAGAACGGACAGATGCCGCCGCAGGTCCAGGCTCAGATGATGCAGATGCAGCAGCAGATCCAGCAGCTGCAGCAGGCACTCCAGCAAGCCGGCCTGATCATCAAGACGAAACAGATCGAGACGCAGGGACGGATCCAGGTCGAGCAGATCAAACAGAAGACCGCCCTCGTCAAAGCCGGCATCGAGCAGCAGGGCGAAAGCGAACGCGCCGTCATGGATACCCGCAGCGAGTTTTTCAAGACGCACCTGGCCGCCCTGATGGATGCCGCCCAGCATCTCTCGCAGATGCACCACGAGCACCTGATGGTCGATCACCAGGCCGCGGTCGCGCCGCCGCCCATGGAACCTGGCGCGCCGACTGGCGGCGGTGCTTCGTAGCGGTCCTGCCTACTATACGCATGCAGATCCGGGAGCGGCTTTCCAGAGAGAGCTTCGGCTCTTTCCGTTTCCGGTCTCGAAGGAGTTTCTTGGAAGCCCGAATGGGAAACCATGCCTGACACAGTCGTCGAAACGCAGCAGCCCAAGACTGAGACGTACGCCGAATTCAAAACCGAATTCGACAAACCCGGGCCGGCCGCCTCTGCCGGTGTCGAAGTCAACAAGCACGGATCGGACGACACAGCATCCGCAGCCGCCGCCGGCGAAAACGGCGACGAGCAGAATCGTGGCGGTTCGGACCCGTCGAAACAGCAGGACAAGATCGAGAAGCGGAAGCAGCAGATCCAGCGCGAGATCGACGAACAGGTTCGACGGCGCGAGGCTGCCAAACGCGAAGCAGACGCGGAAGAAGAACGACTCCGGACACTCCGAGGCGACAAGCCATCGCCCAAAGATTCTGCGACCACCACTCAGACGAGTGGTGCCGCTGCCCCCAAACCCTTCGATGGCACCGACCCAACGGATCCCGAGCCGGTCCAGGATAATTTCACGGACTACCAGCAATGGCTGGATGCCCGCGCCGCCTGGATCGGACGGAAGGAATTCCGGAAGCTCGAACACGCGAAGACGGCGAAGGCCGCCGAGGATGCGCAGACGCGCCAACGAGAAACGCAACAGGCGGCTTATAAATCCGCTGTCGCAGATTTCGAAACGCGCGGCAACGAATACGCGGCGGAACACGACGACTACCCCGACCTGGTCGCCAAGTTGAAGGAGACGAAAATCTCTCCGGAAACCGAAGCGTTCCTGTTGTGGGGGTGCCCTGGCACAGAAGGTCCCGAGATGCTCCACCGGCTTATGAAAGAGCCGGAAAAGCTCAAAGAGATCGACAGCCAGGCGACGCCGATCGCCAGGTTCAACGCTCTCTACGCGTTCCGCTACGAGTCCAAAATTGCGGACCTCGAAGCGCAGCTCGCCGAAGCTCGAAAAGCCCCTGCTCAACCGAGGAAATCTTCAGCCCCGCCAGCGGGAACGACGCTGAAGCAGGGAGGCGCGGCAGCACCGGTGACGGTGGACAATGCGCCGAACTACGACAGCTTCAAGAAGGCTTTCGACAAAACCGAAGGCCTGCGCAGATAAGCGTTCCAGCGTAGCGGGCTCGCGACAGGAGCGGGCACGTGCCCAACAATTTACTCTCAACGCAAAAGATCCTCTATCGAGGTCTCGCGCGCCTTTCCAACCTCCTCCAGATCTGGCCGAACCTGTACGACGGGTACGATGACGAATTCGGGCAACCGGGTGCGAAAGTCGGTCGAACCGTCGAGGTCCGGAAACCGCAGCGTTTCGTCGGCGTCGACGGCGCCCTTTTCCAGCCCGAGCCCCTAGACAACCTCGTGACCCCTGTGAGCGTAACGCAGCAGTCGGGCGTTCACTTCCAGGCCGACACGATGGAAGATTACATGTCGATTGAGGCCTGGGACGAGAACTACATCAAGCCCGCGGCCGAGCGCCTCGCCAACAAGCTCGACTTCGCTGCCGCGCAGTACATGGCGCAGCGCACCTGGAACCAGGTCGGCACCTATGGCACGACCCCGACCGGATCGACCGCGTTCCACACCTACCTCCTGGCCGCGAAGAAGCTGAAGCAGAACCTCGCCCCGCGTGACGGACGATGCATGGTCATCAACGCCGACGCGACGACCGAGGTCATCGACCAGTTGAAAGGGCAGTTCAACCCGCAGTTCACGATTTCCAAGATGTTCCAGAAGAACATGATGGGTCGCGACACCGGCGGGATGGACTGGTATGAGACGGAAAACCTCGCGTCTCTGACGTCCGGCGCGAACGCCGGCGCGCCCGCGGTCAACGGTGCGAACCAGACCGGAGCCGGCGGGAACAACGGCACGATGCAGCTGGTGCTGAACGGCTTCACCGCGAACACCACCATCGCCCAGGGCGACACGTTCACGATCGCGAACGTGAACATGACCAACGCCGCGAACTACCAGAACACGAACGTCCTGCAGCAGTTCGTGGTCGAGGCCGCTGCTACTGCTGACGGCAGCGGAAACGCGACTCTGACCATCTCGCCGGCGATCACGCCGAGCGGGCAGTATCAGAACGTCAACGCCGCGCCGGCGAACGGCGCGCTGCTCACCTTCAGCGCCACCGGCGGCGCATCCGGAACGCAGTACCTGTGCTTCCACGAGACGGCCTACACCGTCGTGTCCGTCCCCGGAAAAGTCCCCGGCGGCACCGATATGGCCTATCAGGAGCGCGACAAGGAGACCGGCATCTGGCTGCGCTTCATCCGCGACTTCGACACCGACACCGACATCTGGAAGTGCCGCTTCGACGTCTACTGGGGCATTTCCCCGCTGTATCGCGAGCACGCCTGCCGCGTCGCGGGCGCCTAAATCGGAGCGCGTGGAAGTGCAGAAAACACTCCCACGCAACCCAAACAAGGAGACATGACAATGAATCGAATTCGACAAATCCTATTCCTGCTGGGACTGCCTATCGTGGCCCTCGCCCAGCTCAACACGCTGACCTATACGACCCTCAGCTCCGCGCAGTCGGGTGGAGGCCAGACGGCCCCCCCGACGTTCGTCACCGTCGCCTCTGCGACCGGCATCAACGTCCCCTCGATCAATAACGGAACGCAGGGCACGATGCTGTTCGTCGACGGCGAAGCCGAGCGCGTGATCGCCCAGGTGGGCACGACTACGACCTTCCAGGTCCTGCGAGGCCAGAACGGAACGCACGCCGAAGCGCACCTGGCGAACGCCCTGGTCTGGATCGGAAACCCTGACTGGTTTGCCCAGCACGTGGTCGGACAAGAACCGCGAGGCTCGTGCACCGTTGCGAACCTCTACGCATACCCGATCATCGAGACGCTCAGCGGCAAGTGGCTTACGTGTGATTCGGGCGGTGAATTCGCGTACGCCGGACCGGGCGCCGGCGATCCCCGGATCCCGAACGCCAGGACCACCGTGGCCGACGCCGCTTATTCGGCCCTGCCTTACGACTACGTCATCGCGTACACCTCCCTGACCGCTACGCGCGCCGTCACTCTGCCGGCCGCGAATTCGATGCCAGGCAAGGTCTACATCATCGTCGATGAATCCGGATCCGCCGGCACTGACAACATCACCATCGCCGGCGGATCGAACCACTGCACCGGCGTGACGACCAACTATGGCTCGACCCGCTGCGGCTCAAACGGGACGGCCTGGTACAACCGTTAACCGTTCTCTGAAGGGTTTCCTTCTCGCGAGGGGGCGAGGCAGCGTGCGCGTCCCCACTTTTTCACATGGATAAGACGGTCCAGGCCTACACGCGCGACGCACTCCGACTCTGCGGACAGATGGAGAAGCCAGGCCGCGGATTCGCGCCCGAGCAACTCGAGGAGACGACGAACTTTCTAAACCAGCTCCTCGACAGCTGGAACGCGATGCGTAACCGCATCTTCACCACGACGATCGCCGTCTACCAACTCACCGCGAACGTGCAGTATTACTGGATGGGCCCCGGCGCAACCGCCGGCGTCGTCAACGGGATCCAGTACGGCGCCTTCGACACGGCGCGACCCGAACGCATCACCTTTGCCCAGCTGATCTACCAGACCGCGCCGCAGGAGCTGAACGTCGACATGGAGATCATCGACGTCGCGGGCCAGTCGCAGATCCGCGTTCCCGGCATTTTCTCGATCCCGTTCGAGCTCTACTTCGATGCCGGCTATTCGCAGTCCGAGCCGACCGGCGTCGCAAGCCTTTTCTTCTGGCCAGGACCTCAGAGCGCGTATAGCTTCCGAATGTACAGCTGGCAGGCACTGAACTCCACGCTGAACTCGGACGACACGCTGTTCGTTCCGCCTGGCTACGCGCGCGCCCTCACCTACAACCTCGCGATGGAGCTGCCCGGGTCCTACCGGAAGAACCTCAGCAGCGAGGACCGCGAGCAGATCAAGGAAATCGCCCAGGAGTCGCGCATAACGATCGACAGCATCAACGCGCCCTGTGAGCAAGCCGTCGTCGACATCCCGACGTCGCAGCGCACCGGCCGCAGCCGCTTTAATTGGCTGTCGCCACTAGGATGACGATCATCGATTGCAGAAACCAGGAGCTCATCACCATGGCCGAACTAGAACCGAAAGAAGTGCACGCGCAGCGGATCGCCGACAAGAAGCAAGCGAACCTCGCCCGCGCGAAGGCGCATTACTCCGACAAAATCCACAACCAGCCCGGCACTCCCGCTGAAAAGGTCAAGCACCGCCTGACGACTAACAAACCGAAGGAGTAACCCCCTTGGATCGAATGAACGCCGGTGAGCTGAGCCAGCAGGAGATCGCAGAGCTCGCGAAAATCCCCGAGAACATCCCGCAGATCAAGCTCGACAAGCTCGCGCGGCATCGGACGGAAACGTTTGCGGACAGCCAGAAGACCCCCGCGCAGCGAGTGAAGCACCGCCTCACGACCGTGCCGGCCAAGTACTCGCCTTTTCCGAAAATGCGCTACCACCCGCATCAGGCCGCCATCGTCGTGAAAAACGCGGACGACGAAGCAGAGCGCGCCCCGTCCGAACAGGGGTGGGTCGATCACCCGTCGCAATATCCGCCGTCTCCGGTGCGCGAATTCGGACCGGCCGAAAAGCTCGCCATGCTGGACGAGATCGCGAACATCCTGGGCGTCGAAGCCGGCGAAAGCCCCGTCGACAAGCTGATCGAATTCCGCGATCGCTACAACCAGATGGCCGCGAAGCTCGCTCATGACGCGAGCGCGCCGGCGCCGGCGGCCGCCGAGCCCGAGGACAAGAGCAAAAAGAAAGGCAAGTGAGTGCGTGCGCCTCTCCCGCATTCTGAGCCTCGCCATCGTCGGCGCCGCGATCGCGATCGCGCAACCGACGACGACCACAGTCACTGACACCCTGCGCCTGGCGAACGGTTCGACGTTCTGCGGTGGAACGATCACGCTGACTTGGCCGACGTTCACATCGATGGACGGCTACCGAATTCAGGGCGGTAGCCTTCCCGTCCCAGTGGATCCGTCGACGGGCGTGTTCAGCGTCAACCTGATCCCCACGAATACGACGACGACGCCCAACCAGGGCTTCTATACCGTCCGCTACGACCTGCGCCCGACCATATGCACCGCAGCGACCAGCGCCTGGAAAGTGCCTGCAACAGGCCCCGTCGGCCTCACTGGCGTCGAAACCGTGGCGATCCCGCCCCCGCCGCAGATTCCACTGAACTCACTGCAGTCGCCGGCGTCGCCCGGCACGTACGCGATTTGCTTCCTGAACGGATACGCGCAGTGGTCGCAGTCCTGTGCAGCGACCGGCGGCGGCACTGTCACGACCTTCAGCGCCGGCAACCTCTCGCCTCTCTTTGCGACGAGCGTGGCGAACCCGACCACCACGCCAGCGCTCACGTTTACACTGAACAGCCAGACGCAAAACCGCTTCTTCGCGTCGCCGAATGGATCCACCGGAACGCCCACGTTCCGCGCGATCGCGCTGGCCGACCTGCCCGCCCTGACGTCCGGATCCTCGATCCTTTACGGCAACGGAAGCGGCGGGTTTTCAAACGTCACCCTCGGCAGCGGCCTCAGCTTTTCGGGCGGCACTCTTTCAGCGACGGGCGGCACCGGCACCGTTACGACCTTCAGCGCGGGCAACCTCTCTCCGCTGTTCACGACGAGCGTCGCCACCGCGACGACGACGCCAGCGCTCACCTTCAGCCTGTCGAGCCAGTCGCAAAACCTCTTCTTCGCGTCGCCCAACGGATCGAGCGGCACGCCGACGTTCCGCGCGATCGCCGCGACCGACCTGCCGTCCCTGACGTCCGGATCGAATATCCTCTACGGCAACGGGAGCGGCGGCTTCAGCAACGTGACCCTGGGCACCGGTCTCAGCTTTTCAGGCGGCACGCTGTCGAACACGGTAACGACCTCCGGAACGTCCATCCTTTACGGCAACGGAAGCGGCGGGTTTTCAAACGTCACCCTCGGCAGCGGCCTCAGCTTTTCGGGCGGCACTCTTTCAGCGACGGGCGGCACCGGCACCGTTACGACCTTCAGCGCGGGCAACCTCTCTCCGCTGTTCACGACGAGCGTCGCCACCGCGACGACGACGCCAGCCCTGACCTTCACTCTCTCAAACGCGACCGCTAACACGATCTTTGCGGGCCCGAGCTCCGGATCCGCAGCCGCGCCGACCTTTCGCGCCCTCGTGGGCGCGGACCTTCCGACCCCGACTGGATCGACGCTCGGTGGCGTCCAGTCTTATAGCGCGGTTTCGCATCAGTGGCTCACTAGCCTCGCCAATTCCGGAGTGTTCTCTTCGCTTCAGCCCGCGTTCAGCGACCTGTCGGGATCGGCGACTTGTAGTCAGCTTCCTGCCCTGGCAGGCGACACGACGACGAGCGCCGGATCGTGCGCGACGACCACGTCGAAGATCAACGGCACCGCGTTTGCCGGCACGACCGGAGACGTTGTGACGTTCGGTGCATCGAACACGCCATCCGACTCAGGCAAGGCAATCGCGAACCTGGCGAAGCGAGCCATCGGCGCCGGCTTCGACGGATCCGGATCCGCCCTGACGTCCGGATCCACGCAGACCACGTATTTCACGGTTCCGTTCGCCTGCACGATCACCGCCTGGAACATCACCGTCGACACGGGCACCATCACCTTCGACATTTGGAAAATCGCGACCGGCACCGCGATCCCGACGTCGTCCAATTCCATCACCGCCTCAGCGCTGCCGGCGATCAGCACCGGCACCGCACTCCACTCGACGACGCTCACCGGCTGGACGACCAGCGTCGCCGCGAACGACATCGTCGCGATCAACATCAACACGGTTTCCAGCGCCACGAAAGCGAGCCTCATCGTCGAATGCGACCAGTAATCCTTTCCGCCCTCTTCTCGATTAGCCTTTTCGCAGCGCTGCCGGCGACGACCGTGATCGAAGTCCGCCCGACGCACGGAAGCGACAGCTATGGCGGGTGCTTCGACTCCGCGAAAGCGGGCACCGACTACAGCCAGCAGAACTCCGCGCAGTACAACTTCACTGATCTCGCCACCTCGAACGGAACCGCGAATCCCGCCGTCGTGAGCAGCGCGTCGCACAGCTTCGTGAGCGCCGACGTCGGCAATTGCATCCACATCAGCGCCGGCACGAACTGGACAGTCGGCTGGTATGAGATCGTTTCGGTTTCCGGCGGGAATGCGACGCTCGACCGCGCCGCAGGGAGCTCTGTCGGGTCGCTCTCGGGCGGCACGTGGTATGAAGGCGGCGCGCTGGCGACGATGGTCCAAGCGAATACGATCGCTGTGGCTGGAGCCATCACGTGGGTGAAGGCCGAGAGCACCATCACCACGTCCAGCACGATCACCCTGAACCAAGCCGCCTCGAACGCCGGCCAGGAGCCCGCGTTCATGGGCTACAGCTCGACGCGAGGCGACCAGGGACAAGTCACGATCACGACGACGACCACCAGCGTCGGCCCGCTCGTTAGCGTCAACTCGCAGGGCATGACCTTTGCGAATTTCATCATCAATTGCAACAGCGAATCGGGATCGAACGGCGTGCAGATGGCGACGAGCCCCGAGCGACTGTTCAACATCCTGGTCGAGAACTGCCAGCAGCAATACGGGATCGAGATGAACTCGACCGAGCAGACCTGCAGCCTGTGCACCGTCAAATCGCAGGGGGGTGGGAACTCGTTTCTCCTCCAGAACGGCTACAACCAGTTCTGCTTCATCTGCGTCGCGGTAAACGGCAGCGTCGCGGCCTTTTCGATCGCGTCCGGCGCCGTCTGCGACATTTGCATCGCGGCGAACAACAGCGGCGCGAGCTCTGATGGCTTCGTGCTCACCGCCGTAAGCCAGGCCGTCTTCGCATGCGTCCGCTGCCTGGCCGTCTCGAACGGGAGAGACGGCTTCCGGCTGGCTTTGGGCCAGTGGGTGGGCTTCACCTTCGTCGATTCGATCGCGTACGGGAACTCCGGTTATGGGATGAACAACACGACGTCGTACAACCCGACCGGCATGCTCTGGTGGGACTACAACGCCTATGGTTCGAACACGAGCGGCAACCTCAACAACCTGAGCTCCGGAGCGCACGACAAGACGCTGGCCTTGAACCCGTTCGTGAATTCGGCGTCCAATAACTTCGCGCTTTCGGCTGCCGGCATCACTGCCCTCGGCGGAAACGGATTCCCTGGCGCACTCCCTGTCGGTGGAACTGGCTACCTAGACATCGGGCCGATTCAGCACCAGTCCACCGGCGGAGGCCAGAAAGGATTTCCGATCGTTCAGTGAGGACACAGCGCGCGCGCCTGGAAAGCCTCGCGCGGTATGTCACTCAGCGGCGGAACACTCCTCAACGCAGCGGTCGAGCGCCTCGGCCGCCTTTACCCGGGCGAATCGTTGAGCTCGTCCGAGCAAACGGATTTCCTCGCCGTAGCGAATTCGATGATCGACAACTGGTCCCTCGAGCGGATCAACGTCCCCGTCGTCGTCGTTTCCGCCGTCGCCCTGACTAGCGGGACGGCCGCGTACACGTTCGGCGCCGGCGGATCCTTCGGCAGCACGCGATTCATCCGGATCGACACGGTGGGTCTTCTCCTGCCCAGCGCCGCGATCGCCGGCACGTTCGTGCGCTTCCCGATTCGCAACGTCTCGCAGCAGGAATATCAGGCCTACCCCGAGAAGACCCGAGCGGTGCAGATCCCCGAGCTTTTCTATTACGACTATCAATTCCCGACCGCGACAGGGAACCTCGCCGGCACGCCGACCTTCACCGGCACCGCGCCGAAGCTCGAGATCGGTGGATGGCAAGCACTCGCCGAATTCCCCGACCTGACGACCGTGGTCAACACGCCGCAGGGGCTCGACGAAGCCCTGATCACCAACCTGGCGATCCGCCTGGCTCCGCTGCTTTCCGTTTCCGCCAGCGGCGAGCTGATCGAAGCCGCGAAGGAATCGAAGGCCGCGGTGCGCGCGATGAACGCCTCGAACTTCAGCAATCCAGGCGCTCCGCCGGGGACGGGCCAGCTGAGCGCCGCAGATCCCATGGGGCCGCCCCCGCCGAAACCGGGAGCGTAAATGCCGTCGTTTGGATTCATCGGGCCGGCCTACACGACGGAGAATCCGTCCGTCGATCCAGAGGACCTGGTCAACCTCTACCCGGAACTCATCGAGAGCGGCAACGGAGCGAGCAAGGGCACGAAATATGCCTATTTCAACCGCCCAGGACTGACACTGCTGGGCAACATTGGCGGCAACGGGCGAGCGCTGTGGGGCGGCAATAACCGCCTCTTCGCAGTAGCCGGCGGCGACCTGGTCGAAGTAAACCAGAGCGGATCCATCATCCACAGCTACACGATCGGGAACGCCACCGGACCCGCGCAAATCGTATTCGTGCCGAGCGGACCAGGTTTGACGCTGCCGAGCTCCGGAGCGCTGCTCGTCTGGGACGGATCCGGACCCGGATCCGGAGGCGCCGCGAACCAGAACGTCTGGTATGTCGACGGCTCGACCTCGACGCCACCCGCCGTCATCAGCGGCGCCGGCGTCGGCTGTATCGACGGATACGGCGTGGTCCTGCGCCCAGCCGGCAGCTTCCCGACCGATCCGATCCCGATCAACACGATCGATGGAACGCAGTTCAACCTGTCGCAGATTTTCGTCGGCAACGTCTGGGATCCCCTCCAGTTCGGAATTAAAACCGGCGCGCCGGACCAGCTGCAGATGATCCACACGCCCGGCTCGCTGACGGGCGCCGGTCCCGAGGAGCTGTGGCTTTTCGGGAAGCGATCGATCGAGGTCTGGTACGACACCGGCGGATCCGCGTTAGATCCGTTCCCCTTCCAGCGCGTACCGGGAGCCTTCATCGGGAAGGGATGCTGGGCAGCGTTCAGCGTCGTGGCGATCAACGGATCGCTCTACTGGTTGGGCGGCGACGACCGCGGAATCGGAATCGTCTACCGGGCCGACGGCTACATCCCGAAGCGCATCTCGACCCACGCGGTCGAGTACGCAATCAACAGCTACACGATCTCCGGATCGGACATCTCGGACGCGATCGCCTACAGCTACTCCGAGAACGGCCACGACTTCTATGTGCTGAACTTCCCGACCGCGCAGCGGACCTGGGTTTACGACGTGACCGAGAACCTCTGGCACCGCCGAGCCTACAACGGCCCGAGCACGAACCAGCTGGGCTTTTATCACGCGTGGGCCTTCGGGCAGCACTACCTGCTCGATTCATCCGGCAACCTCTACACGTCGAGCATCGGCGTGCACCAGGACGCCGGCACCGCGATCACCTTCCAGCGCACGACGCCGATCATCCAGCAGGAAAACAAGCAAATCCGCCATCGCCAGCTCGAGGTGCATTACGGCGGCCCGTACTCGTCGACGCGCAACTGGACGCTCGAGATCTCAAACGATGGCGGCCAGACCTATGGCACCGGGATCACTCTCCAGTCCGGCCCGGGCGGAACGTCTCCAGACCGCGCGATCTGGCGAAGGGCAGGCATCGGACGCAAGCGCTGCTACCGCCTCACGACGACCGACAATCTCCCGCAGTGCTGGGTCGATGGCTACGCCGAATATGAGATGGGCACCGGAGGCTGAGCGTGAGCACGACGCCGCAGCTCGTATTTCAGATTCGCCCTGAAGCGTACGCGACCCTGACGCTCGAGGCCTTCCAGTCACTCGGAAGCGCCACACCAACCGGAATCACTCTCGGCGACCCGCCGATGCCGCAGCCAGGCCTCGACGAGAAGCAACTGTCCGGCAGCGACGTCCCCTCGTTGCTCCAGGCGGTCCAGGCCGCGCGTTTTTCGAAAGCCTGGCTGCAGTGGTTCTGGCTTTTGAAGCGATTCGTCACGCAGGGCGGATCCTCGAACCTGATCACGATCCTCGCGCCGTCGATCGACGAGACCGACATCGGCTGGTATGGCACCGGCACCGTCAACAATTCCGACGACCCGGTCACGTTCAACGTGACGCTGACAGGCCTGCAGCGATTCGGGCCTGCTCTGGCGATCACGAATCCCGGATCCGGCTACAGCGGAACGGTCAACATTTCGATCGCGAGCTCCAACGGCCAGGGACGCCCGGCGAAGGGGACCGCGATCCTCACTGGCGGCAAAATAACCGGCTGGACGCAGACCACCCAGGGATACAACCTGGCGGCGCCGCTGACCGTGACTTTCAGCGGCGGCGGCGGCACCGGCGCCACAGCGATCGCCGCCCTCGGCCGACAGTTCGCCGTCGGCGACTTCATCATCTGGAACGACCCGACGATCGTGAGCGCCGCGTACTCGTACGAGATCGACCAGATCACCGCGATCACGCCGACCGATGACACGCACTTCTCGTGCAAGCTCGCGCGCCACGCAAACGGCGCCGCCACCGGCTACGCGCAATATGGCTCGAAGCTGAGCGCGCACACCGGAGCGAATTTCTACAGGCTCATCAACAAAGAATTTTTCACCAACCTGGACGTTTCAGCCGGCCCGCAGCTCCTGCGCTTCCTCTGGGACAACATGTGCATCGCCGCGGTCGCCGTCTCCGGATCCGGAATCTCGCTCCTGACGAACCTGGCCCCGACGCCCTACCTGCCCGACGGCGTCACGAACAACACGCGATCCCTACCTCCCGCGCCAGGCCTCAGAACGATGTGCGGAGCTGCCTACACGAGCCTCGGCATCTCCGGAGGCCTGAGCGTCGGCGCGACGTCCGCGTCGCGGATCTCCGCGCAGGCCTGGGAATCCATCCGCACGATCTACGCGAAGGTCCAGACCGCGCCCACCGGCGCAGTCAGTTTCGGCGGCGACGCAAACGCCGCGATCGTGATCTGGGTCTGCTACATCTCGCCGCCGAACGCGATGGGCACCCGAACCGTCGGCCTGCTCGATTGCCTGGTCATCGACACCGGAAATTTCACCAGCTACCCGGATGGAAACGCGACGAGCCCGAACGTCCCTGACGGCCGCCAGATGCCCTATCACGGCCTCACGCAGTGGACGCGCACCGCTCCACTAAGGGACTGGCCGCCGAACTACCTGCCCGTCCTCACCGGCGCGCTCGACAGCAACGGCAACCTGCAGCTGGGAACGGCGCCGGCAATGCCGAACCCACCGAGCGGGACGACGTCGGTGCAGTTTTCGCCGGACGGTCAGATCGATTTCATCATCGGCCAGGTGGGCAGCACGATCCCCGGTGCGAACCTCGTGGTCACGGTGCAGACGTAAGGAGAACGCATGGCAGTCGACTGGATGGACAGCGTCGCGCACTACGACGTCAACACGCTCCCATTAAAATGGACCTTCTCCCCGAGCCCGTCCATCGTCCCTACGGGCGGCCCGCGAGGGAACCCCTGCATTCAATATCTCGCCGACGTGACGATCGTCCGCAGCCACCAGAGCGCGTGGGTCTGGGGCTGGCGCTATCGCGCGCAGGTTTCGCAGACCTCGGTCAACAATTTCATTTACGTGGGCGCCCACGCCGGCCAAGCCCTCGTCGCCGTACGGATCGAGCCCGACGCCACCGTCTCCGTCGTCCAGTGGGACGGAGGCGCCTGGGCGATTATGAAGGACGGATCCGGCAACATCTGCAACACAGGAAACCCGGCACTCTTCACTACCCCGATCAAGATCAACCCGCTGGTCTGGTACTGGATCGAGTGCGCGATCGCGCTGAGCAACGCCGGCAACTGTTTCGTGACGGGGTTCGGCCTTCGGATCAACACGCAACTGATGTTCACCGCGTCGACGAACGGCGACACCGGCGTGCCAGTGACCAACCTTCTCCTGCAGACCGCGACCGTGAATTCTCACACGTTCGGCGGATCCAACGGGAACTTCGGCAGCTGGGGCTGCGACTACATCTTCATCCGGAACGACGGCACTGGCCTCTATAACAGCTATCCCGGCGACACCGCGATCGAAGCGATCTTTCCAGACAGCGACCAGACCATCCAATGGAACGCGACCGGAAGCCCGCAATACAAGCAAATCAACGAGACGCCACCAGACGACGACTCGAGCTATATCTACATGGCCCCGACCGGCACGCCACCGACCGTGGTCAACCAGATCGACTCGTTTCTTTTTCAGCCCCTCGCCGCATTCACCGGGCAGATCATCGCTGTCCACCTTCTCGCCTTCGCGCGGAAAGACGACGAGGGAACGCGCGAATTCACGTTCGTCGTCGACGACCAGATCTGGAACGCGGTGCCGAGCGACACCGCTCCGACCTTCTATCCGTCCGACACGTACACTTACTTTGATTTCACCTGGGACCACGATCCGAGCCAGACGTCGGGCGGCGGCGGCGGAACGTACGTCGCCTGGACCGTCGCTGACTTCAACGCAACCAAGTTTGGTGTGAAGCTCATCGCATGAGCCTGGTCACGGATCCGTTCGACACGATGACGACGGGCGTGCCGGCGACGCCACCCGGCTGGTTTTCGCAGTTCGGCCCGGGCGTTTGCTATCCGTACGCGACGCCTTGTCCGTTCGCTCTTTCGGGTGGAGTCTGGCCGTCCGCGCCCCACCAGTACTACTATTCGAACGGCTGCAACCTGTGCACGCCGACCTTCGGCCCCGCAAACTCCTGCTCGATCTTCAGCGCTTACCGGCTCCTCACGCATAACAACACGCCGGTGGTCCCGATCCTCAACGTCTGGGTCCTGGGAAATGGACAGCCTGGCCAGACGCTGAACTTCAACAACGAATATTGTCTGGACCTGATGGAGCTGTGGCTCGAGGACGATTACACGTTTTCTCTTCGAACCGGACCTGGCGCAGGGATCCCGCGCCTCCTGATGGACAACTCGGGCGCCTCGACCAGCGGACGCCGAAACGGCTTTCAGCAGAACACGTGGTATTACCTCGAGCTCGACGTGAGCGCCGCGTGGATCCCGTACGGCGGCAACCATTTTGCCCAAGTCACCGCGCAGCTCTACGTCGACGGAATCAAGGTCTGCGACAGCGCGAACGGTGGAACCTACCAAGCCGGCTCGGGCCTTCCGCTGAACATGAGCGGCGTCTACCTGACGGAGACGGCCTTCGGCTCGCCAGCCATCAGCTCCGTGCAGTACAACAATCTGGGATCGACCGCGTACAACCTGAGCGCGTACGAGATAGACGCCGGATTCGCCGGCGGGATCCCGCCGAACCCCGGCAACCCGAACGTGCGCGTCTCGCAGATGCCGATCGAAATCGCGAAGCTGCCCGAGACGGCCGACGTCCGCGTTTCACAGATGCCGATCGAGTGGGCCAAGCTGCCGCAGACGGCCAACATCCGCGTTTCGCAGCTCGTGATCGAGCTCGCGACGCCGTACGTCGCCCGGGTGCCCTTCTTACCCGAATACATCCGCGCCCGACGCGGGGGGCATTAAGCGCTCGTGACGACTATCTAGACAGCGGTCTCGGTTCCTGCGTTCTCCCTCAGAAAGCGCTGCCACAAGGAAAAATAACTTGGCAGCGTTTCTGGCTCCCATCATCTCTGGGGTTGGGTCCCTCTTGGGCGGAATTTTCGGCGGCGGCTCCGCGCGCAGCGCCGGCCGGACGATAGGCGCAGCGGGCACCGCGGGCGCGCAGGCGATCGGCACCGCCGGCAATCAAGCCGCCGGCGCCACCAACCAGGCGACACAACAGGGCCTCGGCCTATATGGCCAGGCGATCCAGGGCATCCAGGGCGCGACGCAGCAGGGCCAGCAGGGAGTATTCGGCGCCGGCCAGCAGGCGATCGCCCAGATGTATGGCGCGCGCGACCAGTCGAACCAGGTCGCCGGCAACCTCCTCGGCGGCCAGCTCGAGAATCTGAGCCCGTACCTGCAGAGTGGCGCGCAGGGCACCGCGGGCGCCGCAGCGCTCGCCGCGCAGGGATTTCATGCCCCGACCGCTGCCGAGGCCGAAGCGACACCTGGTTATCAATTCCAGCTGCAGCAGGGTCTGCAGGGCGTCGAGCAGCAGCTCGGCGCGACCGGAGGCGGCGCGACCGGTGGAGCGCTCAAAGCCCTCACACAGTATGGACAGGGCGTCGCGTCGACGTACTACCAGAACGCGTTCAACAATGCGCTGCAGGGCTACAACACGAACCTGAACGCGAACCTTTCGCTCGCGCAGCAGGGCCTGAGCGCGTCCGGAATGGCCGACCAGGCTGCGCAGAATTTCGGGAACATCTACAACTCGAACACGATGGGCGCCGCGCAGTATGCCGGGAACGTCGGCGTCGGGACCGCCGAATACGGCGCGAACCTCGGCATGCAGGGCGCCGGCACCGAAGCGAACCTCCTCTCCGGAGAGGCAGGCTTTGGGCTGCAGGGCGCAGTCACAGCCGGCAACCAGAATCTCGCCGGCACCGAGGCAGCCAGCCAGATGTTCATGCAAGGCGCGCAGGGGACCGCAGCAGGCCAGATGGGCCAGGCAAACGCGTGGAGCAACGCGTTCAGCGGAATCGGCAGCGCTGCGATGGCAGGCCTTCCGCCGACGTATGGCGGCTACAACTACGGCGCCGGCGGGGTGAACCCGTACGGCGGAGGTGGCGGCGCTCCTTGGTGGGAAACTCCAGGAGCGTCCGGACCAGCCGTGCCCCCGCAGACGTGGGGCGCGATCAATTACGGACCAGCATAAATGGGATCTTCAGTCGACGCACTCATCGCTGCCGGACCGCGTCCGGTGCAGATTGACCCGACGCTCGCCGCGCAACGCCGGATCCAGATGGGCGAGATCGCCGCCCAGCAGCAGGAGCGCATGGCGCAAGCGCAGACGCTCCAGGCGCAAGCCCAGGAGCGCCAGGCCGCATTTCAGGACCAGCAAGCGCTGCAGAAAGCCTTCGTCGACAGCGGTGGCGATTTCGACAAGCTGCCGCAGCTCGCGATCCAGTACGGCGCGCGTCTGCCAGCAGTACAGGCCGCGCAGGCCGCGCACGAGACGATGGTAACGAGCCTCCTCGGAAACGAGAAGACTCGAAACGAGCTCGCGACCGCGCACCACCAAGCGCTCAGCCGCATGGTCGACGGGATCTCGGACCTTCCGCCCGAAGAACGCGACGCAGCGATGCCAGGATTCTGGCAAAAAGCTGCTCAATATTTGCCGCCCGATGAGCTGAAGACCGCACAGCAGACCTTCGGCTCGACCGACGACCGCACCCTGAGCGCGTTCAAAGCCACGCTCGACTATGGCGGAAATCTCGCGAAGGAAGCAGTCGAACGCCAGAACGCGCAAGCCGCGACGACAAAGGCGGCCGCCGAAACTAAGAACGCCGAAACCGAGCGCCTGAAGTACGAAGCAGGCCTGCCCGCGCAGCAATACGCGCAGATCCAGGCGCAACGCGTCTCCGTCGCGCCGGCACTGAAGCAGGCGATCGCCGCGAAAGACCCCGACGCCTACCAGCAAGCGCTGTTCTCGCTGCCCCATGGCGTCACGATGGCGTTCCCGCGCCAGATGCCCGCCGACCCGACAGAGATCGATAAAGCCCTCCTGACGCCGCAGGAAGCGGTCCAGGCCGCGCAAGCCGCAGCCACCGCGAAGGAGACGAACCGACACAACGTCGCGAGCGAACGGAGCCAGGCGACCGAGGCAGCCGCCAGCGCCCTCAGAGCGAGGACGGACGCTCAGAAATTCACCATGGAATATGGCGGCGACGCGGTCAAAGGGTGGGCCGCGACGATCGCGCAGAATCCGGACGCGACGAACGAAGTGCCGGCACCGCTGCGGACTGCCGTCATGTCGCAGTTCACCAAGAGCACCGGGCTGCCCTACCCGAAACCCCTCGCCGGCGACGCACAGAACCAGGAGCGCGCCGCGCGCAACGCCCTCACCGCCGTCCAGCAGATCCAGCAGGACCTGCAGCTGCCCGGCGTCCAAGCCCGTATCGGCCCGATCCTGGGCCGCCTCGGAAACGCAGAGCAGGCTGCCGGCACCGCTGTCGGCCTCAGCCCCGAGGAAGAAGCGGCCGCGCAGCGGATCCGCACGAACATGCGCTATTTGGTCTTCCAGGAAGGGAAGTCCCTCCTGGGCGGCCGCCTACCGCAGCAGCTGGTGCAGCAGCTCGAGCAGTCGAGCGCCTCACCCAAGATGGATTCCGCGACGCTCGCCGGCGCGATGGCCGCCGTCCAGGATGGCGCACTGCGCTCGCTCGACACTGCCGACCAGCAGCGGTTCGGAGGCCAGATGCGGCCGCGCCAGGCACGCGGACTCCCGACCGGACGCCCCGAGCTCCCAGGCGCCGTCCCTGACGCCGTAAAGAGCGTCCTGGGCGCCGCAACGGTCAAACCAGGGATCCACACGCTGAGCGATGGCTCGAAGTGGATGAAAGCCCCGGACGGCACGATCACGCGCCAGTAAACCCCATGGCCGACCAGCTCACCATCACCGATTCGCAGCCGCTACCCGCGCAGGCCGGATCCGGCCTGTCGATCACCAAGAGCGAACCGCTGCCCACATCAGGCGCCGGCCAGCAGCTCGTCGACCTGGCGTCCCATACCTGGGGTGCCCTCACCGCGCCGCTTCACGCGATCGCGCACCCGATCGACACCTTGAGCGGCATGCTGCGCGACACGGCCGACGAGATCGATCAAGGCAAGAAGGCCTGGTCGGAAGGCCGCCACGAGGAAGCGATCGACCATTTCAAAAACGCTATCCCCGTCGCCGGACCGTTCGTGCGCCAGCTGAACGACGAGTGGGTCAATGGCCAGTACGGCGCGATGACCGGCGACGTCCTCGGCGCCTGGCTCGGCGGAAAAGCCGGCGCGAAGATGGTCGAGGCCGCCCCGAAAGTGATCGCGGCGGCGCCGGACGCGATCAAAGCGATCCCGCAGGCCGCGAGCGACGCCGCGACGTTCACGAAAGAAGCGGTGAAAGCCGGCGGCAAGGACATCGCCGCGGGCGCGACCAAGACAGCCACGGGCGCCGCAGCCGCCACCGAGGGCCCGGTCGGAGTAATCCTCGGCGTTCCGAAAGCGGTCCAGGGCCTGAAGCAGCTCATCCAGGGCACGAAGACCGGCATCGCAGCCGGCCGCCGAGCGCTTACGCCCGAGCTGGGTGCCGAACAGGGCCCCGCCATGACGCTGGGAGATCCGGAAGGACCCTGGCCGGCACAGCCGATCACGATGTCGCCCTCGAGGCAGATCGCCGCGCCTGGCGCGAGCTACCCCGGCCAAATCATCCCGCCGGCGCCGGCAGACGCGAGCGGCATCATCCCAGGCTGGCAACCGCCGCGATCGCCGGACCTGATGGCCGGCAAAGTCCCGATGCCGCGGCCGCGCCCCGCAGACTTCTCCTGGCCTGGCGAGATGAACGGGCCGATCGACGTGAACGCGACCGCGCCAGGCGCGCGCTCGTCGCCGGCCGAGCAGCTCAGCGCGAACCCGCCCGTCATGCCGCAGTCGCAGGGCACCGCGGCGCCCGATTGGACCCAGAAGGATTTCCAGGCCTCCGCGCGAACGAAGAAAGCGACCGCGCTCGCGCATGTGCTCAACCAGAGCGGGCTCGCGGCCGACGATATCAGGGCCGGCCTCCAGGATCCGGACGTCGCTCCAGCTGTAAAAGCGCACCTCAGCGCGATCGTCAAATCGCTCAAGCTCAACCAGACCGGACAGATCTCTGCGCAATCGATCGATGAAACACTGTTCGAGCTGCGCAAGCTTGAGCGCGCCGCGCAACCAACCGCGCAGCCAGTCGCGCAGTAGTCTTTACCGGTCGTCTTTCTTTCTGAGGTGCAGGAAGCGCCCGACTCGCTTGATTCCCCGCTTGATCCCGCTATCGTACGGTGAATCTCCGGAGGCCTCCGCGCGGGGGGCGGGCGGATCCGGCGCCGGCGCGATCGCCACAGGCGAAACTGGTGCCGGCACCGGTTGAGCTTCTGGAGGGGCTTCGACGACCGTCGTCCGCGCTTGTGGCGCCGGCCTCGGCTTGATGGGGTGGACCTTCGGAACGTCGGATAGTGAAGGCGTGGCTTTCGGAGGGGATGAGGGCAGGGAAGACGCTGTGAAATCACGCCACGCGGACAGGATCTCGGGACTGAAATAGTAAACCGCTCCAGCGATCGCGAGGACGAAGATGGCGAGGCCCGCGGGTTTGCCGGCATGGAACACGCGCGGCAGGAATCCGCCCATCGTGCCGTAAATCAGGAGCGCGGCCAAGAGGAACACGCCGCCGATTTCGAACGCAATGGTCGAGATCATAAGCCGAGCAGCTCGCCGACAGTGATGCCGCGGTGGGCCTTCGACGCTGCGTGCAGTTTTTCCGCCAGCGCTTCGGCTTCCTTCAGTTGAGCATCATTGCGATCCCGATCGCGCCGGCGACGGCGCAGCACCCGACAATACCGCTCCAAGTCGCGATACGTGGCGTCTCGCAGACCGATCCGGCGATTGCGGTAGCCAACGATGCGCAGCGGCAGATGCTCGAATAATTCGAACTGTTTATGCTGCTGAAGGGCGAACTTTCTGCGTTCCGCGCGGATCAGCCGCTCGAAGAGCGCTCGAAGAAGGCGACGAGCAAGCTGCGGCTCAGTTCCTCGATTAAAGCGCGATCGGCTTCCGTCGCCAGTTTTTTCGGCGAGCTGGGGCGTCGGTAAGTGGGGGTTGAGCACGTTCGCGTATTCGACGGCTTCCGCTGCCGTCTTCGCGATTTCGCCGCTGCTCATTTTCGGGTTCCAACCCATGCTTCTTACCTCCCATCCCGTCCATGAAAATTGGGCCACCACCGGCCCAATTTTCGTGGATTGTCGAGTGTCCGAAACTGGGACTCTGTTTCCCGTGGCTTTTCCGCAACAGTTTGCATTTCAGACCGCCTTACCGATTTCGAACGCGATGTTCGGCATGAATCCCACAAGCCTTATGAACAAATGGTCGCAGCGAGACCCATCCAAGGGTTCGATTGCAGCTTAAACCCGTGCATCAC